CTATATACCTATTTAACAAAGAGATAGTGTCTTCAGACTCTTCAGACTCAAACTCATCATTTTCTACAAAATCAAAATTCTCAACAACCTTTAATTCAAAACAATCAGAAGAATAAAGTTTATCTATATACTTCTCAAACTGTTTAGGATCAGACTTCTTACGAACAATTACTTTAACTATTTTTTGATTATATGGAGTTACATCCATTAATTGATGTGGTGTATCTTCATAATAAAGTGTATAGAACATTCTATATGGATTATCTATAGTAGTAAGTTCTAAAGTATCAGTATCAAATAAATTAAATCCTCTTGGATCATTACAGTCATTCCAATAAATCTCATAAGGATTACCTAAGTAAGAAATATTATCTTGTGTAGATCTTGTATGATAATGTCCAGAAAATACTACATCAAATTTTTTAAAATCAGAT